AATGGGCAGGAGGAAGTAACGAGCCTGTTCCTGTTTTCGGCTGCGGTTGGGCTAATGCGAATAGTATTTATGTAACTTCTTTTAGATTCTTTGACCCTGTTGATACACCTAATCAAGATCCGATTAACGATAAGTTATATAATACTCCAATCACAATCGAAGTTTACGCATAACAATAAAACAACAATATTATGAGACAACAATTAGATAGATTAGTAAGAACAAACCAACCTGAGAATGTAGTAGCTTGTGGTTATCAGCAACTAACTGTAACAGGAGTAACTGCTCAATCGTTAACAGTTCCTGAAGGAGCAAGATACGCTGAAATATCAGTAGAGTCTGCTGCCTTAACAGGATTCATTATGCGTTACTTATGCTTAGGAGCAACACCACCGCTATCATAACTTTGAAGATATACAGAGTTGGCGTTGTTCCATCCTAATCTAATGCCGCCAGGATACCCTGATACATGATAGAAGGCAGTTTTATCTTCTGCAAATTCACCAGTTAATGTTCCTAAATATGTACCAACACCTGTTCTACTCCAAACAGGCGTACCGCTTAAAGTGTTTTCTAATACTGTTGCTACGGGTGCTGATGTATCTGTTAAAGTACTACCGTTTGTATAATTTGTAGGTGTTGTTCCCGTTGCTATAAACTCACAACCTGTTGTATTTATAACTCCACTTACTACATTTGCAACATTACTAAAGTCATCACTACTTACAGAAGTAACCACAAAAGTTGCGTTTGCACCTCCACCTGTTATTGTTATAACATCATTAATAGTGTATCCTGAACCTCTCGAATTAATAGATATTGCAGTTACTACACCTGCTGTATCAGTCGTATCTACAGTTAACCCGCTTCCCGTGCCTCCTGTTGTTGCAACACCTACCGCCCCAGTGTATCCCGTTCCTCCTGCTGTTGGTGTTGTGTTAATAGTTATTATACCATTTGTAACTCGAGTTGCAGATGTTATACCTATAGATTGCATTACATCTGTTTTTTGTAATACTAAGTTAAGCACTTGCTTAATTTCGGTAGTTCTTTTTTCTAAATCTACAGTTGCGGTTTCAACTAAAGTATTGCCAGTTGCTTTAACTTGGTATCTAAACACCTCGTCAAGTCCCGCTGGTAGTGTAGCTATTTCTTGCCCCGTAACTGAATAAACGTTTGCGCTGTCAAAGTTAGCAAAATCGACATATTTAATGCCAATTCTACTATTTTTACAAGGTAACGTTCTTCCTTTTGTAATTAAATCACACGCCATATATAATATTTTTTAAAACCGCTCCAATTAAGAAGCGGTTATGTTAGTAAATTATCCTACGTAAAGAACGTTGAACTTTTGGTTAACGATGTGAGCAGCGATAGTCATGTTGTGTTTGATGAACATATCCTCTCTGTTGTTAGCAATTTTATCTAATTGCATAGTATTAACATCGCTTTCCAAATCTGTACACCAAATCAAGTGTGATGGCACGGCACAAATCACTACTTTTTCAGGTATTGGAACGAATACGATTTCCAAACCATTGAAATAAAAGCTATCAGCATTTTCGGAAACTGAAAACGGTTTAGTGTAGTCAGTTGTAACGTTGTTAGCTTGGATAATCATTTGTTTGTGTGACTTCGGAGCGTATATTCTTGGTGCTTCCGAATTAGATAATACCACCGATGGAATAGCTGCGTAAATTTTGTCGTACTCAGCTTTGATGTTTGAAGCCGTTACGGTTGTTCCCGCTACTTTGATACGAGTACCCACGCCCGCAGTAGCCGAAGAGTTGATGTCGTTGTAAATCATACGAGCGATAACACCGTCAGTTTGAGAAGCTGTCAACGCTGCGATTAATGTTTTCTCAGCAGCACCTACCGAAGTGTTAGCTGCACCTGCTGTTAACGCTGCTACGGCTGTTTGAGTTGCTGATTTTACACCGTTCCAAAATTCGTTTTCGGCTGCTAAAGAAACTTGTTTAGCATATAACCCACCGATTACCAAACGCTCGAATTCGTCGCTCATAATTTCCCAAGCACCTTGCTTCATGTCTCTTTTGAAACGAGAAAAACGTAAAGAATTTGGGTCAAACTCTTGGTAAAATTGCACTTTAACGGGAGTAACTGCATAATCAAAAGCTGTCAATGAACCTGCTGAAGTAGGCACGCCACTTGTGTATGCTTGTAATGTTGCTGATGCGGTAGTCTCTGTAAAGATTGTTTCCGCTTTAACGTCTGATTCGAAAGTAACTAATCCTTTTCCTAAAGTATCGTTCTCGAATAAGATTTCCTCTGTGATAGGCTCTGCTGCCTTACCTCTGTAATTTACTACTGAATAACTAATTGCCATTTTTTATTTGTTTTTTGTTAATTTAATTTACTTGCTCTGTGTCTTTCAAGAGGTGTCATTTCCTCCCAAGATTTTTCTATCGCTGGTTTTGCTTTTGTCAACTCCACAACTTCTTCAGATTGCTTTGTAAGTTCTAATCGTAATGCATTTACTTTCTCATCAACTTGTTTTCCAAATTCAACAATCATTGCGTTGAAATCTTCTTTAGAAAGTTGATAAAAAACCTCTTGCGTTACTCTTTCGCTTTTAACTTGCGGTGCTTCGGTTGTTAAGTTAGCTTGGTCGTTCATAGGTGTTTCCTCTTCGGTATCTTGCGCCTCTTCTTGTGCTGTTGAAACCTCTGCAACTACACCGCCTAAAACGGAAATTTTCATTCCACCTTCTAATTCATACTCTCCATCAGGGACAGGTAATTCTGTGCCATCTGGTGCTGTCATAGTCACGGGTAAATTAGCTATAATAGTATCGCCCTCAAAATTGATTTTCACACTACCATCAGCTGTATTTACACTACCTAACTTTACCTCTATTTCTTTATTAAGTTTTAAAGAGGAAAAGCCATCTTTAATTGCGTTTATTATCGTATCAATAACGCTCTTTTGTTCACTCATATTTAATTCATTTTTTAAAATTACTTCGTTTAATTCTGTAACCAATCCATTTTTTACATCTATGGTAACATTTGTCATCAATTCATATTTGCCATCAGGTAAATTATTACCATCTAAATCAGTTACTATTTTTCCTTTTGTTAGCATAATACCCTCAAACCATATATCTATGCCGTTTGTTGTTTTGTTTTTAGACATTTTTATTTGTTCTAAATCAAAAAAACCATCTATGCTAAACCCTTTTACTTTACCACTCTTAACGTAATCAGTCCAAATTTCATTATTATCTACTTTCATTGATGCATACCACGTTCCAATAGGGTCGTTAAACCCATATTTTACAGACTTGTCGTTTACTTCATCTTCTTTTATCCAACTTTCAACAATTGAAACACCGCTTAATTTTGCATCAATATCATGTTCTAAAGTTGAACTTTTTTGGTAGCCATTTTTAAGAAACGCCTCACTCGCTAAACGAATTGTATTTTTAGGAAATACTATGTTAAACTCCTTACCATTTTGATTTCTGTAAACTGGTTTATCAGGAATTAAAACAGCACCCATAACTATACGCTTTTCGTTATCAACAGATTTTAGTTTGAGTTGCTCTTTTGAAAGTGTTATCCAATGGCTTTCCATAGCGGGGTCGTTTACTAGACTAATTCCGTAAACTCCCGTAGTTTCTCCCTCTTTAAATAAAACTTGATACGTTTCCATAATATAATAATGTAATGTTATTTTAGTGTATCAACTTAATTAAAAGTAGCTGTATTAATTCTATTTCTATCAAGACTTTGCGCACTACTTATATTTCCGCTTACCACATAAGCCTCAATAGGTTGTCTTTGTTGCGCTCCTATTGTTTGCGCTAATTGATTATTAGGATTTTGCCCTACGATGTTGAATGATGGTGCGGAGATACTTGTTCCGCCACCGCCACCTCCACCACCTAAATTTGGCGCACTCTTACCTGTTGGGTCTGTACTAGCAATTTTTCTAATTTGCAATAGACTAAAAGCACCAGCTAAACCAGCCTGAACCAATGGATAAGCAGGAAAAGCAATGGTAATAGGGGATTTTTGTGCTGTTGTATAAGCATTTTGCACACCTTCAATCCCGCTTATAGTAGCTTGAGCCAAAGCTAAAGCCTTACCTACTTTACTACCTTTACCAGCTATTTCAGCTACAAGTGCTAATGTATTTTTTGTTATATCTAACTTTGCATCCGAAAGAGCTTGTTCCCTTACTTTTTCCTCTTCTGCTATTTGTTTTTTGTATTGATTAAGAGAATTCAACCCATTCGCTTCTGCCGTTAGTCTATCTGCTATTTCATTTTTCTTTTTTTCTTCTGCTTCAAATTCTCTTTTACGTCTTTCATCATCTAACTTACTAAACTCCTCTTGTTGGTCATTGGCTTTTTTTAGATATTCTCGTCTTGCTTCTAAAATTTTATTAGCTGCATCTTTTGCTTTTTGCAACCTTTCTTCTTCTGCTTTTTTGTCAATATCGTTAATAGCTAATTGATACCCAGCACGGTCATTTTTAAGTTTTTCCAAACTATCACGTTGCGCTTTAATAGCTGCTTCGCCCTCTGTTTTTACTTTTTCTGGGTCAAATATTAAACCAGTTGCAAAATCTTTAAATCTACTTGCTAAGTTGAAATTTTTACCTATTGCCTCTCCTAATAAGTCAACTAACTTTAATATTTGAAGCGGTACGAATTGTATTATTTCTAAAAAACCAGTTAATATTTTTTTGTTACGAGCTTCTGCTTCGATTTGCGATTGTAATGTTATTTCAGCATTCTTAATAGATAACTCTGTAGCCTTTATAACCTCGTCGGTCTGTCTTATTTTTGATTGTAATATTTCCTTTTCGGTCTTACCTTGTAATCTTAAAATATTATCTTGATTACCCATTGTGGATAATTTTTGTTTTTCCGCCTCAAGGTTTTTGTTTGTGAGTTCGTTAAGGTTTTTTTGTTCTTCGCTTACACCTCCAACTACTTCTTTTATATCGTCCCAATAAGTATATATCGCACCTAAAGCAATAACAAGCAAACCAATACCCGTTGACCCGATAGCTGTTTTTATTCCGTTAAAAGCATCGATAGCAACCGCCTTTAATTGTTTAAAGCTATCACGTGCTTCTCCTAAAGACTGCAACCCGTTAGCCAATGCCATAGCAGACTGAACCTTTAAAAGTTGTTGCTCAAGGTTTTTATTCTCTACACCTACTAAGCCTAAAGCACCTTGATAGGCAGCGAACCCCGAAGCGACACCCGCCAAAGAAGCGGACAAAGCCTTGAATTTAGCATCAGGATTGAAAGCATCGGTTAAAGACCTTGCATCTCCTATTTTATCTTTCAGTTCCCCAGCACGCTTAGCAGCTTCAACGGCTTCTTTAGAAGTTGCTCCAAACTTAGCTGATAATTCCGCTACATCTTGTTGTGCTTTACGTAATTGCGTGCGCAAAGATTCGGTCTGCTTATCCGTTTCTTTTAAACCGCTTATAAACTTATCAAGTCCACCTTGTGCCTGAACTTGGTCAACACTTATCTTTACTACTTTTTCAACCATTGTCTTTTTATTTTTTTCTTAGCTGTTTTCCAATCAGTTGCTAACTCTTTTTTTCCTTTTGCTAATTCTATCCACTCGGATTTAGTATTTACCCAATCATCAGAGCGTAGCAGTTCTAAAATTAATTTTATCATAATTGGTTTATTGTTAATGTGTAATCTGTTGCGCCTATTGTTATAGTTATAGTTCCGCTTCTTGCTGTAGATGTATTTTTATTTATACTTATTCTAACGTAGTCTGATTTATTTCCAGTTGTTTTATTTACCGATACCCACGATAAAGCCTCTGTAATAGTCCAGTTAGTATTAGCAAATATTCTTAATTCAAAATGCTCTTCACCTTTTGTGGCGTTGTATTCTGTTAATGAAATTCCGTTTATAGTATAAGACGTTACAGGGTCATAAATACTAACCATATCAGCAGTTAATAGTATTGTATCTGCTGTATATTCTGTAGTATCCGCTGTTAAAGGAATGATATTATCGACGCTATCAATCGGTGTGGATAAATCACTAAATACTTCAAGTTCTGCATCACCATTTGTAATGTCAACTTTGATACTAGATATTTTATATTTATAGTCGCCACTTATAAACTTATCGTTCAAC